ACGGCTTCCGTGTGTATTCTTCATCTAACCTACCTTCAGTAGGTACAGGTTCAGGTACAACAGGTTCTGCAAACCAAAACACTAACTATGGTGTTATCGTAGCTGGTCATGACTCTGCAGTAGCCACTGCCGAGCAGATCAACAAAACTGAAACATATCGTGATCCTGACAGCTTCGCTGACATTGTTCGTGGTATGCATCTATATGGTAGGAAGATTCTTCGCCCAGAAGCAATCGTAACCGCCAAATATAACGCAGCGTAAGGGAGGATTGAATTATGGCATTAGGTGATAACACACTCCAAGCGGCACGAGGAAATCAAAACCCCGGTCGTAATCCGTATATGGTTCAAACTACCTTAAATTGGGCTACAGCTTTGTCTGACAAAGGTTCTGCACTTGCAGCATCCGATGTTATTCCTGTAATTGCTGTACCTAAAGGTACTATGGTCATGAACGCAGGTATTGAAGTTACTACTGCATCCGATGGCTCTACTTTTACAGTAGACTTGGGTATGGTAGATGCTGATGTATTTGTTGATGGTTTTGATGCAACATCTGCAGCAGCAGTAGTAGCACAAAATCCAGCAGCATATCAACCTGTAATGGCTGTTGCTAATGACAACATTGATGTAACAATTGCTACCCTTTCAGGTGGTGCTGTTACTTCAGGTAAGTTTCGTGTATGGGCTATCTTAATGGATTGCACAGACATAGGCAACGAAGGTACTGCGGATGAAGTAGATCGTGATCTGCTTGCATAAGTAACTAACTTTAGGGGCTGCTTTCGAGTAGCCCCTTTAGGCTACCTAACAAAAGGATTTATTATGGGTATTACAACAGCAATGTGCACAAGTTTCAAGTCAGAGGTACTTGGTGGTATCCATGATTTGGATACTAATAGTATTAAACTTGCTTTAATTAAAGCTTCACCTAGCGGCACATATGGTGCAGCTACAACTAATTACAGTAATGTAACAGGTAACTCTGATGAGTCATCTGGTACAAACTATAGCGCAGGTGGTAATGTACTTGATAGTGCAGCTATCTCAGTGAGTGGTACAACAGCTATTGTGGACTTTGCAGATGAAACTTTTGCAAATGTAACTACATCAGCAGATGGTTGTATTATTTATAACGCATCACAATCTAATAAAGCTATTGCAGTAGTTGACTTTGGTGGTACAGTAAGTGCCACTGCAGGTGATTTAACTATTGAGTTCCCTGCTGCAGGAGCAAGCACAGCAATCATTCGTATTGCTTAAAGGGTAGACTATGGCTTTTATCGCCACCTCTGCACGTTACGGCACTGGTAGATACGGTGTAGCAGAGTATGGTGTAACAACTATTTCAGCAAGTCTTACAGGTGTAGCTGGCACATCAGCATTACAACCTGTAAGTGTTAATGGCTTTGAAATAGATATAACAGAGCGTGTTACTGATAACACTCTTGGTACTACTGCTCTAGGTACGATACAAGTTAATACTGCTGCTGGTCTTGCAGGTGTTGCAGGTACAGGGGCAATAGGAGTTTTAGAGCACAGTAACACAGTTACACTTACTGGTGTTGCAGGTACAGGACAAGTCAACACAGTAGAAGAAAAACCTACTGAGGTACTTGAAAGTGTAAGTGCCACAGGTCAAGTAAACACTGTACAAACTCATACTGCTGCTGGTTTAACTGGCGTAAGTGCAACAGGTGCAGTAGGCACTGTAGTAGAGAATACATCTGAGGCTATGGCTTCTGTATCAGCTACAGGTCAAGTAGGTATAGTAACCTTATCCAACACTGTAACTCCTACAGGCGTTGTAGGAACTACTGCACTAGGTCAAATAGAGTACGGATCAGAAGTATTCCCTACTGGTGTAAATGCTTCAGGTCAAGCAGGTTCAATAACAGCCACAGGTGTTGTATTTAACTTTGATGCCTTTAAGGAACAGTACAGCAGACGTAGGACTATTTATATAGCAAGGGCTGCATAAATGACTACATCAGCAGAAAGAACAGCTAGAGTACCTCAAGAAAATAGAACTATATTTATTGAACGTGGTACTACAACAAAAGATAGAACAGTACGTATTTCTCAGCAGTCTAGATTAATCTTTATAGAAAGACAAACTACTGCAGCGGAACGTACTGTACATGCAACTGAGGACTAGATATGAGTTTTAGATGGCCTAATAAAGACCCAGATGAAACGTTAGATTACAGTGTAGACTGGTCACGTTTCTTAGGTAGTGCAACTATAGCAAGTGTTGTTTGGTCAGTTAAAACTACATCATATACTACAAAGACTACTTTAGCTGCAGGACAAGATTTAAATACTGCATCAAGTGGTGCAAGCACAGATACTATTCAAAACACTGCTCAGTCTGCTACAACTACAGTTGCTACAATTAATGTAGCTGGTGGTACAAATAACGAAGAGTATACTTTTTTTTGTACTATGACTGATAGTACAGGTAGTATAGCTGAGAGAAGTATTAAACTTCGTGTAAGGGAACGCTAATATGGCATATGACTTTTTAGGTTTAGTAAATGATGTCAACAAGCGTTTAAACGAAGTTGAGCTTACAAGTTCTAATTTTGGTAACGCTGTAGGTTTTTATAGTGCAGCTAAAGATAGTGTAAATGCAGCTATACGTTTTATTAATCAAAATGAATTTGAGTGGCCTTTTAATCATGTAGAGCAAGAAGATACACTTACTGCAGGTGAAACACGCTATGCTTTTCCTAGTGATATGAAAACACCCGATATGGATAGTTTTCGTATTAAACGAAATTCTACGTTTAATAATAAAACAGAAAAATTAAAAATACTTTCTTATGAAGAGTATCTTGACAGATTTATTGACAATGAATATAATACAAATAGTTCTATAAGAAGTTTACCTAAATGTATTTTTCGTACTCCTAATATAGAATATGGTTTAGTGCCACCTCCAGATAAGGCTTACGAATTAGTATATGAATATTACAGATTGCCTATAGATTTAATTACTGCCACTGATGTACCTAGTGTACCAGAACAGTTTCGTTATGTTATTATAGATGGATCTATGTATTATGCATATTTATTTAGAGGTAACACTCAAGATGCAGGTGCTCAGCAACAAAAGTTTGAAGTTGGTATAAAAAATATGCGTACACTTTATGTTAATCGTTATGACTATTTAAGAGATACACGTATTCACCGTACTGCACAATATTCAAATGCAACGAGAGTTGGTTAAATATGCCTACACAGTGGCAGACATACCCTGTTGAGTTCAAGGGTGGCTTAATAACAAACATAAGCCCTTTACAGCAAGGTATTAACTCTCCCGGCTCTGCTCGAACTTTACGTAACTTTGAGCCATCTATTGAGGGTGGCTATAGACGTATAGAAGGGTTTAATAAGTTTGACTCTACTACAGTACCACCATATGGTATGCCTAAAATACAAGGCAGTGGTCAGTCTGGTACTACACTAAACATAGCTAATATTAATACTACACCACAGGATGGTGACACATTAACGATAGCTGGTGTAACAGGAACCTACACTATTGCTACAGCAGGTGTAACATTTAGTGCAGCTAATAACTCAGCAGCTATTACACTTACTACATCACTAGCTAGTTCACCTGCTGACAAGGCTGCAATTACTTTTACTAATACATCTGATGTAATAGAGGGTTTGTACTACTTTAATCAGAATGCTGTAGCTTATCGTAACGGTGATATATTTAAGTCTAGCGGATCAGGTTGGACACAAATAAACGTACCTTCATATGGAACTGTACTAGTAAACGGTGCAAGTCAAACTGGTTCAAGTCTAGCAGTAGATGGACTTACAGGCACACCACAGGCAGGTGACACATTTACTGTAGCAGGTATTGAGAAAGTTTACACGGTTACGTCAGATGCTACAGTAAGCTCTGGTGGTTCTACTTTAGCGATTAACCCTGCTCTAGCTTCTAGCCCTGCTGATAATGCAGCTATTACGTTCTTAGCTACAGAGAGGTCACTAGGCGGTGTAAACAGATTTACTAGATATAACTTTAGCGGTACACCTGAGGTTATGGTAGTGGACGGTACTAATAAGCCGTACAAGTATAATGGTACAACGTTTACAGAACTTACTGCTGCACCAAGTGATGTAGATGGTGCTGATCATGTAGTAGCTTTTAAAAGCCAGTTATTCTTTGGTAAAGGTAGTACATTAAGTTTTACTGCACCGTTTACAGATAATGACTTCACTGCAGCTAATGGTGCGGGTGTTATAAATGTCACAGATGACATAACAGGTTTAATAGTTTTTCGTGAACAGTTAGTTATATTTAGCCGTGGTAAAATACATAGGCTT